TGTGCTATGGCAACTTTGTTTTTTTTTTTCAAGCAGAAGACGGCAGACGAGATGTAGCCGTTACTGGAGTTCAGACGTGTGCTCTTCCGATCAAAAGAAGTAAAGATAGTATTGCCAGACCAAAAGCAAAAAAAAATCTTTTTTCTAACGATCCTAGACTACAAGGGATTTAGTGTATAAATAACTATACCACACCACGATAGACTTAGGTCTATCATAGAGAGGTGCTTACCTCCACACACAAGCACCTCTCACTTAACAACAACAAAAGAAATTTGGTACAGGCGAGTTGACTCGAACAACTAACCTCTGGTTCCACAAACCAGCGCTCTAACCTGTTGAGCTACGCCTGCTTAAAATGCTGATTTCAGGTCCCTACGGCCTATCACAATATAAAAATACTGCTACGGACTATCAGGACCTGAAATCAGCACTTGTCTATTTAATAAACAATATATAAATCAGGCCGGCATAATTAACAAATAGTAAAGTGGCATTGGTAACAATCAGTGACCACTCTTTCCACATTATACTTACTATTAGCCAAAATATTCCACCAAATCCTGTAACCAATGGGCCGGCAGGATAGATGTTGACGGCATTAAGACCACAACCAACTATTAATAGTCCTGTGGCTAGCCATTTTAAATAAAAATCTATTTTCATTTTTTGTAAATGGCAAATGTATCAGCGTAGGCCATATGACAAAATGATGACACACGTCTATAACCTGGCTTTGATTTGCCTCTATATCTAATTCTTAAACCTTTTACTTTTAAACTAAACTCTTTAAACAAAGGTAGATACTTCATAGGTATACCTTTGGCTATAGAGGCCTCAAAATGAGTTGACAAGTATTTCTTAGCAATAGCATTACCTGTCTTTTTTAGTTTTTGGTAGTAATCAGTATTCATAACTTTATCTGCTAATAACATAGTTTCTCCTTATTTTAAATATAATGGTCCTGTCCAGTTAATGGCATAATTACCATCAAGTACATTACCTCTAGCTCGATTAAGAGCAGGCGCTCTCCAACCAGCAGGTTTTAATATATCACCCATTTTAAATCTACCAAAGTCTTTCATAACAATAAAAGCTTTAACACCATTACCGTTAATAACTTTAATAAACTTTTTCATAGTTTTAATTTCAAAACCAGTGGCATATTCTTTCCACATTTTTTCTTTTACTTCTTTATTATCACTAACACCAAAGTTTTTACCATAGTCTTCGGTCATAGCATTGGTCATATTCATAATACCTTCATTTAAGGTTTCTGCTGTTTTATTTACTGTAATCATTATTTGTCCTCCTTATATAATTCCTGAGCATATAAAGCTAAGATATATGACACAATACCTAACAAGGCCATTGAAGCACCTTGTAAATATTTGTCTATTTCAATTGATCCTACGGCACCAACCATCGCTAAAGTACCTACTGTTGCCATTATTACTGACATATATTCTATTATTTTGTTCATAGTGTTTTCCTTTGTTTTTGTTGTCATTACTCTTATAATATACCAGATAAATACATAAAAGTCAAGCAAAAAAAGCAAAAAAAATGATAAAAATTACGATTATTTTAGTGTTTGTTCTTGTTTTGTTCACATCATGTAGTAAAAATGTTGAAAATTGTAAAATAAAACCAAAAGTTGACGTGGAAATGACAAAAAATAGCGAATCAGACAAGAAATCCGTTAATTTAGAGAGCACTGAAGCACATTTTAGTTGTGATTTTTGAGCATAAATATAAAAAAGTAAAGGAAAACTATAAAATGGCAAAAATGAGAGAATTCCTATTTTGGAATGAAGAAGGAAAAGAAGAAAAAAAAGAAAATACAAGTTTTAAAAAGGCCGTCAAGTCAATACAAGAGAATTTTAAGAATCAACTCGTAGGATTTGAATATATTAGTAAAAAAGGCAAAAAAATTGTAAGTTCTATACAATTACCATTAGGTAGAAAAAAGAAACTAGGTAGATAATGGCTAAATTAGCAAAATCGTTTGTGGCACACGAAAGAATGCCTAAAAAGACTTCACAAGGAAATCGTAAAAACGTAAAAAGAAGTTCTATGAACAAAAGTAAGAAAAGATCGTTTAAAATTTACAATTCACAAGGAAAATAATGCCAGCATGTGTTAGATCAGGTTTAGATGTTCATGTTGGTCATGCCAGCCCTACACCTAATCCTTTTCATCAAACAGCATATACAGGTGGATCACCAAATGTCAGAATAAACAGCGCTGCCTCAATTAGAGTTGGAGATTCTACATCATGTGGTGATCCGGCTACAGCAGGCAGTTCTACAGTAAAAGTAAATGGTATTGCTATTCACAGAGTAGGTGACGCTACTGGTGGCCATGGTAGTTGGGTACCTAATTCAGCTTCTACTGGAAGTTCTAACGTTTTTGCTGGATAATACGTATAAATATTACTATGCCAAGTTATAGTGTAGAAAACGTATCAAATAATAGCTCAAGAGCTACAAGAATTTACAAAGATTTAGATTTAGACTTTGGAAGAAATACAGTTACACATGACGTTAATAAATTAACAGATGTTGAGGCAGTTAAAAGAAGTGTTAGAAACTTAATTCAAACTAATCACTTTGAGAGACCTTTTCATCCTGAAATTGGTGGTAATGTTAGAGCGATGTTATTTGAACCAATGACACCATTGACAGCTCTTAACTTACAAAGAAAGATTGAAGAAGTTTTATTAAATTTTGAGCCAAGGATTAAACTAATACAAATTGTAGCAAATCCTGATATGGACAGAAACAGTTATAAGTTAACTATAAGTTTTTACGTAGTAGGTACAGTTCAACCTGTAACAGTAGAAACATTTTTAGAAAGATTAAGATAAAATGGCCAGTAATAAATTAGAAGTATCAGAATTAGACTTTGATGATATAAAATCAAATCTTAAAACATTTTTACAAAATCAATCAGAGTTCCAAGATTATGATTTTGAAGGTTCAGGTTTTGCCGTACTATTAGATTTACTTGCTTACAATACACACTACTTAGGTTTCAACGCTAACATGTTAGCAAATGAAATGTACTTAGACTCAGCAGACATTAGAAAAAATATTGTATCAATAGCTAAGATGTTAGGTTACACACCTACATCATCAAAATCTCCGTCTGCTACAATTAATATTTTAGTAAACAATGCTTCAGGCGCCTCTATTACAATGAACAAGGGTACAGTTTTTACTTCTTCAATAAGTGGCACATCATATCAGTTTGTAACTAACGCTTCACACACTATAAATCCAATTGATGGTGTTTATCAGTTTTCAGGTATTCCTATTTACGAGGGCACTTTAGTTACATTTAAATATACAGTTGATAGTTCAGATGTTGACCAAAGATTTTTAATACCAAACAACAACGCTGATACATCAACATTAAAAGTTTCAGTACAAAATTCAAGTTCAGATACAACAACATCAACTTACACTTTAGCTTCAGGTCTAACAAGTTTAACTAGCACATCAAAAGCATATTTTTTACAAGAAGCTGAAGATGGTAAGTTTGAAGTTTATTTTGGTGATGGTGTTGTAGGTAATTCTTTAACAGATGGTAACATTGTAATATTAGAATACATTGTTACAAATAAAACAGAAGCTAATGGTGCTAGTGTATTTACACTGTCAGGTTCTATTGATACATTTACAGATGTTACAATTACAACTTCATCAAATGCTCAAGGTGGTTCAGAGGCACAAACTAAAGAATCAATCAGATACAATGCTCCGTTACAATACTCAGCACAAGATAGAGCAGTTACAACAAGCGATTACGAAACAAAAGTATTACAAATTTATCCTAATGCTCAATCAGTATCAGCATGGGGTGGCGAAGATGATGAAACACCACAATATGGTGTAGTTAAAATTGCCATTAAGGCAGCTTCAGGTTCTACTTTAACAGACACAACTAAAACAGATATTGTTACACAATTAAGAAAGTTTAACGTTGCTTCTGTAAGACCAGTGATTGTTGATCCAGAAACCACATCAATTTTATTAACATCAACTGTTAAGTATGATGAGAAATCAACAACTAAAACGGCGACTACTATTAAATCAGATGTTATAACATCATTATCAAATTACAACACAAATACATTAACACAATTTGATGGTATTTTTAGATATTCAAAAGTTTTAGAATTAATTGATGATACAGATAGTTCTATTTTATCAAACATAACAACATTAAAAATTAGAAAAAACTTTACACCGACAATTGGTTCATCAACAAGATATGATGTTTATTTTAGAAATGGTTTATATAATCCACACTCTGGCCATAACACTTCAGGTGGTGGTATTTTAGAATCAACTGGTTTTAAAGTTGAAGGTGATACAACAAATATTTATTTCCTTGATGATGACGGACAAGGTAACGTAAGAAGATTTTATTTTGTAGGTGCTGTTAGAACATATGTAAACAACACACAAGGTACAATTGATTATTCAACAGGTCAAGTAACAATAAATTCATTAAACATATCAAGCATAGAAAATATTAGAGGTTCTGCCTCAACAGTAATTGAGTTAACAGTACAACCAAGTTCAAATGATGTTGTGCCTGTAAGAGATCAAATTTTAGAAATAGACACAGCCAACTCATCTATAACAGTTCAAGCAGATACTTTTGTAGGAGGTTCAGCAGACGCTGGTGTAGGTTATACAACAACAAGTAGTTACTAATGGCCACATTTAAAGATAAAATATCTAGCCTGATAAATCAGCAGGCACCAGAGTTTGTTCTTGCTGACCACCCTAAATTTTTAGAGTTTGTAAAATCATATTACACTTTCATGGAATCAGCCGAGTTACATGTAACTTCGGTACAATCAACAGATGGTATATTATTAGAAACTGAAACTGCTCAATTTAACGAATTAATATTAGATGGTTCTCGTTTAGATACAGATAGAACACAACTAGACGCTGGTGATAAAATACTTTTAGAAAGTTCATCATTTGGTAAATTTACTAGAGGTGAAACTATAACAGGTTCTACTTCAAATGCCACAGCAACTGTATTAGCCGAAGATTTAGATAATGGCCGTTTATTCATATCAGCACAAAATAAATTTAAAATGAATGAAACAGTTACAGGTAATGACTCAGGCGCTAGTGCTGTTATCAATAATTACAAACCTAATCCTGTAAATAACATACAAGAGTTACTAAGTTTCCGTGATCCTGATAAAACAATATCTAACTTCTTAACAAAATTTAGAAATGAGTTTTTAAATACGTTACCTGAAAATTTAGATAATGATGTTGATAAAAGAAAATTAATTAAAAATGTAAAATCTTTATATAGATCAAAAGGTACAAGTAGAGGCCACGATTTATTTTTTAGATTATTATTTGATGAGCCTTCAGAAATATTTTATCCTAGAGAACAGATGTTAAGAGCTTCTGATGGAAAATGGGATACTAAATTAATATTAAGAGCTATACAATCAACTGGTCAATTAACAACAGGCGATACTTCAGATTTAGTTGGTAGAACAATCACAGGTGAAACCTCTGGAGCAACAGCAATAATTGAAAACGTATTTAAATTTCAAATTGGCACTAATACTGTAACTGAATTTATTTTAAATGAAGACACTTATGCTAATGGTACTTTTCAAGTAGATGAAGTTATAAGAGGAACAATATCAGATGAGTCTGATACTTTTATTAAGGCAACTGTAACAGGTATACCTCAAACAATAACACTTACAAATGATGGTGCTTTATATACAGAGGGCGACACAGTATCATTAACAGGTGGTGGTGAGGGTGCTCTTGTAAGTGTAGATACTGTTGGTCGTGGTAAAATAACAAATTTTTATGTTGATAGTGGTGGTTCAGGTTATGAAATTGGTGATGATATTGTTTTTAATAATTCAGATACAGGTGGTGGTTCAGCAACAGCAAAAGTTTCACTTGTAAATGGTGGATTTACACCAGAAAGTGGAGTAGAAACAGATTCAATTTCACATATTATTTTAGAAGATGAAACTGTAAGAGGCGATCCATATACAGGTAATAAAGTTGTACAAGAAAGTGGATCAGGATCAGGTGATATTACAGACATAAGAATTATAGACGCTGGTGGAAATTATCAATCTTTACCAATTGTAACAGTTGATGATACAAATGGATCAGGTGCTAGTATATTTACTTTCGGGACTGAAATAGGAAAAGTTCAATCTATAAAAACTGTTGAATCAGGTGCTGAACATCAACAATCTCCTAGTCCACCTACAATAGCATTAAGATCAAAAATTTTAGTATTAGATAGAACAGGATCTTTTGCTACAGGTGATACAGTAACAGGTGTAGCGCCAGACTCTAGTGTTGTAACAGGAACAGTTGTATCTTTAGATACTGATAGAAATATTTTAACACTGTCAGGTGGTAATTTTCAAATAGATTCAACTATAACATCCGATAGTGGTGGTTCAGCAACTGTAAAAATTATGGATCAAGCAACTGCTACAACAACGGTTGGTGCCACGGTAAATACTTCAGGTGAGTTTTTAAATGAAGATGGCCATGTATCAGAATCAACAATGAAAATACAAGATAGTTTATACTACCAAGATTTTTCTTATGTTATAAAAGTAGGTCGTTCTATTAATGACTGGCGAGATAGTTTTAAACAAACAATGCATACTGCTGGTTTCTACTTTACAGGTCAAGTAAATATTACTTCTCGTATTGACGCTCAATTAAGAAGCTTTACAGGTATTAATTCTAGTGAGTTCTACACTCAAATTGCTTCAATACTTAATACACTATTTTCTACTATATTTGGTAGAAGATTAGGAACAACAACAGACGGTACTACATTAAGAGCAAATTCAGAGAGAGGTGTTGATCCTGACTTTAATGATTCAACAATAACGCCTTTAAGTAATACCACTAGAGATGTCACACTAAATCAACATATAACTCTAAAATTACAAAATCTACCTACATTGGAAGTTAGAGGCACAAGTACCCTATACGGTTACGTAGTAGCAGGTCCTAGAATGAGAAGTATAAATCAATATTGGAGATTATATAGTGGTAGTGACCACCCACAAACAAGCACAGTTGGTGCCACAGGCGATTCGTCAATAACCACAAACATTTCGCCTATGACATTGAGAGATTGGAACAATTTTAGAATTATAGGTACTCAAAATACTAGTTTAGACGGAGAGATAGTACAGTTTAGAGATATAAACACACCTAATCTTAAAACTTATCTAGCTTTTCCAACAGAAATTAAAGTAGGTTAAAAAAAGTTGTATAAATATAATTAGAATAAGAGGAAAATATGCCAGCAATTATTACAAACAAATTTAGAATCCACAACCAAGAGCAATTTGTGGAATCATTTTCAGAAAGTGGTGCTAATGTGTACTATCTAGGTATAGGTAGACCACAAGCTTTCACTACTTCAACAAGAGGAGATAGTAGAACACAATTTGAAGGTTCTGACACATCTCCATTAACACCAGTTGATTCAATATCACAAGAATTTCATACATTTGACGATTTATTGGCGGCTAAAAAAGTTGCCTCAACAGATATATCAGTGGCAATAGCAAGAAGAAACTGGACAACAGGAACAGTTTATGATTATTACAGACATGATTATGGCCATTATTTAACAGGTTCAACATCAAGTCTTGTAACAGCAGATAGTGGTGCTACTGCTCTTTATGATGCATCTTTTTACGTATTAACAGACGATTTTAATGTGTACAAATGTTTAGATAATAATGGTGATGCTAATTCAACTGTAGAACCAACAGGCACATCAAAATCTATATTAACAACAGGTGACGGATACAAATGGAAATATATGTATTCTTTATCTGCTTCTCAACAAGAAAACTTTTTATCAACTGACTTTATGGCAGTTGCTACAAACTCAACTGTATCATCAGCCGCTGTTGATGGTGCTGTTAATGTATGTTAAAATTAAAACTGCTGGTTCAGGTGGTACAAATGGTACTCACACAGGTGTTGCTATTAGAGGTGATGGTTCAGGTGGTGTTGCTTCAGTGACAGTTGCTGGTGGTGCTGTTACAGCTGTTACAGTTACAACTCCAGGAACAGGTTATACTTTTGCTTACATTAGAAACGCTGATATAGTTTCAGCAGGTGCTACAAGTTTATCAGGTTCAGAATTAGATGTTATTATTGAACCAAAAGGTGGTCACGGTGCTAATGCCATAGAAGAATTAGGTGGTTTTTTTGTAATGATGAATACAAACTTTGAAGCTGACGAAACTGCTAACTCTGGTGACTTTACAACTGCTAATGATTTTAGACGTGTATGTTTAATTAGAGATCCACAAACTGGTGGTTCAGCTTCCTCTGCTACAACTTTAAGAGGAACAAAAGCAATTTTAGTTACAAGTCCATCAGGTGATTATACTGTAGATGAAGAAATAAATCAAGCTACAACAGGTGCTGTAGGCAAAGTTGTAGAATGGGATTCTTCAAACAATATTCTATATTATATACAAACAAGATTTAATGATGAGGGTGTTGACAGTAACGGTAATTTAACGGCATTTTCCGGTGCTAACACAATTACTGGTCAAGGTTCAAGTGTAACCTCTACACCATCAACTTCATCAACAACGGTAGACAGCATAGCATTTACAAGTGGTTACGCTGGTTCAGAAATAGACGCTGATTCTGGTGATGTTATGTACATTGAAAACAGATCGCCTATTACTAGAGCTTCTGACCAAACTGAAAATGTTAAATTGATTATAGAATTTTAGAGAGGAATAAATGCCAAGTCCAACTGACTTTAATCTCTCGCCTTACTATGATGACTTTACGGAAAGTAAAAAATTCCATAGAGTTCTTTTTAGACCAGCGTTTGCTGTACAGGCTAGAGAATTAACACAATCACAAACTATACTTCAAAATCAGGTAGAAAAAGTATCTGATCACCTTTTTGAAAAAGGTGCTATGATTATACCTGGTGAAATAGGTTATGATCTTAATTACTACGCTGTAAAATTAACAAGTATTGCTAGTGGTGTTTCATTAAGTTCATTTAGTGATATAGTTCTTACAGGTGGCACTTCAGGTGTTAGAGCATTAGTTGTTGGCACAGACGCTACAGACGGTACTGATCCAGATACTCTTTATGTAAAATACTTAGATTCAGGTACAAGTAAAACATCAACTGCTTTTACACATGGCGAAACTTTAACAGGTACAGCTACATTAAGTGGTGTAGAAACTACAATTTCTTGTGTTGTTGCCACTTGTCATACAGGATCGGCTGCTGAGATACAAGCAGGTACATATTATATTAATGGTTATCATGTACAAGTTACTAATCAAACAATTGTATTAGACAAATACACAAACACACCTAGTTACAGAGTTGGTCTTACAGTTACAGAATCATTTGTAACACCAAGTGATGACAGTTCTTTAAATGATAACGCTGCTGGTTCATCAAACACAAATGCCCCAGGCGCTCACAGATTTAAAATAGATTTAACATTAGCTAAGAAAACATTAACATCTACGGAAGACTCAAACTTTATTGAGTTATTAAGATTAAGTGAAGGAATTTTACAAAACAAAGTAAGAACAACTGAATACGCCGTATTAGAAGATACTTTTGCTAGAAGAACATTTGACGAATCAGGAGATTATACAGTACAACCTTTTGACATTGATATTAGAGAACATCTTTTATCTGGCACCAATAGAGGTATTAATACACTCGCTAATGGTGGTGACGCTACTAAATTAGCAGTAGGTTTATCTCCAGGAAAAGCATATGTAAAAGGTTATGAAATAGAAAAATTAGCAACAACTTATGTTGATGTTGAAAAGGCTAGAGATTTTGATACAGAGCAAAACTTTAATACAAGATTTGACATAGGTAACTTTGTAAATGTTACAAATGTTTTTGGTTCTCCAGATGTAGGATTTACTGCTGAAACAGAGGCATTTAAAAATGTAAATTTATATCACACAGCAACTGCTTCACGTGGTACAGAAAATACAGGAACAGGTTCTAGTATTAATACAATTGGCCGAGCTAAATCAAAAGGTTTTGAGTATTCATCTGGAACAGCAACAGCAAACGTTTTTGCTAACTCATCAATAACTACAGGTATTTACAAACATTTCTTATTTGATATAACAATGTTTACACACTTGAACATATTAACTGCTCAAGCGTTTACTGACGGAGAAATCGTAACAGGTGGTACTTCAGGCGCTACAGGTGTTTATGAAAGTATATCTAACGAAGAAACTAAAACAATAGCTTCATGTACATCAGCTAGTCCAGGTGTTGTTACTATTTCTGCTGGTCATAACTTTATAGAAGGCCAACAAGTTACTATAACAGGTAATTTTGAAATAGATTCAACTGCTCAAACATCACAAGTATTTACAGTTAGAAATCCAGCTTCTACAACTTTTGAATTATACGATACAGACGGAACAACAGCAAGTAACGTTACAGGATTTACTTCAATGGCCGCTGCTCACGGTGTTGCCATTGTATCAAACCCTATTGGTACTTTTGTACCAGGAGAAACTATTACAGGTGGTACTTCATCTAACACAGCAGTTATACAAGCAAACGCTGTTGGTTTTAAAGGTGTTACAGAATTTGATTTTCCACAAGTTAAACAAATTGGTATGGCAGGTTCGCCAGCCTACACCTCTGATACGGCATTAGATAGTACAAATGGTAGTAATGTTGCCTTATCAGGTACTTTAGATATAGCAAGTGGTTCAGCTGCCGTTGTAGGTATCAATACAAGATTTAATAGTGAATTAAAAATTGGTGATTCAATTTCATTTACTAACGATAGTGGTAATACAGAAACTAAATTAATTGAGGCAATCATATCAGACACAAGTTTAACATTAGCAAGTGTTACGGCTGCTAAGTCAACAAAGACTACAGGTATTAGAAGAAGATCATTAATACAAGAAGCACAAAAAAATATTTCAGTATTTAAATTACCTTATGAAACAATTAAAACTTTAAAAACTACAGCAAACTCTGGTATTACAGATACAAACTTCTCTGTAAGAAGACATTTTATAATGACACTATCCTCAAATGGTGATGAAACAATTACTGCTGGTACTAACGAAACATTTGCCTCTTTAACAGAAAAAGATTTTTCAGTTTCTATAATGACAACTGGTGCTGGTGGAACAGGTGCTGTTGGTGATGTATTAAGTTTAAGTGGTAACAACCATGAGGGTGACGCTATCTTTAATTTAGGTGGTTCTCCTACAGGTAAAACTTTAAGACTAGACTTTGGTGCTAATTATGCTGGACATAAAGTAAAAGTTCTCGCTACAGTAAATAGATCAGTAGCTGGTTCTAAATCAAAAACTTTAAACTCTAATTCAACAATTCAAATTTCTACACAAGCAGCTGCTACAAATAGAGATGGTATTAATTTAGGTAAGGCAGATGTATTTGCTATTAACAATGTTTATATGGCTGCTGATTTTTCTACAAATGCCACAAGTTCAGATACAGATGTTACAAGTAGATTTGATTTAGACACAGGTCAAAGAGATAATTTCTATGATGTAGGTAGATTAATACTAAAAACTGGTGAATTGGCACCGACAGGTAGATTACTTGTTAACTTTAACTTCTTCTCTCACGGTTCTGGCGATTACTTTGATGTAGATAGTTATTCAGGTGTTGTTGATTATGAAGACATACCAAGTTATACTTCAACAACTTCAGGAGAGGTTTACGAATTAAGAGATGTTTTAGATTTTAGACCAAGAGTTGATGACGCTACAACAATTGGTTCAGGTGGTCAAAATAGATCATTTGATGGTTCTGGTAACTCAACAGTAGATATTGTAAAATTTAATACAGATGTAACTTCAGATTTTGAATTTTACTTACAAAGAGTTGATAAAATTTTTATAGACAAAGATGGTAACTTTAAAGTATTAAAAGGTGCTAGTGCTGTTACACCAGATATTCCTGGTATTTTAGATAATGCCATGCATCTATACACTTTGTTTATTCCTTCTTATACATTAGATACGGCTGAAATAGGTATTGAAGCTGTTGATAATAGAAGATATACAATGAGAGATATTGGCAGACTAGAAAAAAGAATTGAAAATGTAGAATACTATACTCAATTATCTTTATTAGAGGCCTCTGCTCAATCACTACAAATACAAGACGCTAATGGTTTTGATAGATTTAAAAATGGATTTATTGTTGATAACTTTACAGGTCACGGTATTGGTGATCCAGGAAATTTAGATTACAAAGTTTCTGTTGACTATGCTAATGGTGAATTAAGACCTACTTTCCATGAAGACGCTATACAAATGATAGAGTCAGATGATGATGGTACTGCAATTGTTGAATTAGATAGAACAGCTGCTAACTATCAAAAAACTGGTGACTTAATCACTTTACCATATACAGAAACAACTTTAATAGATCAACCTTATGCTAGTAAAACAGTTAACGTAAACCCATTTGGTATATTTACTTGGATAGGTTCTATTGCTTTAACTCCACAAACAGATGAGTGGAAAGAAACAGAAAGAGCACCAGATTTAGTTATCACAAATGATGACGGTACATGGGACACTTTAGTTAAAAATTCAGGTAATCCAAATTTACAATCAGTAGAATTAGGTACAGTCTGGAATGAATGGCAAAACCACTGGACAGGTGTATCAACAAGTAATAGTACAGAACAATATAAACAAAGAGGTGGTCATGGTTGGAGAGTAATGCAACGTGATATACAAACTACTACTAGAACAGGTACAAAAACAAGAACAGGTATTAGACAAGTATTAGTTCCAAAAACAGTTACAAGAAATGTTGGTGATAGAATTATATCAGTGGCATTTGTACCATTTATTAGAAGTAGAACAGTATCATTCGCAGCAACAAGATTAAAACCAAATACAAGAGTTTATCCATACTTTGATAATGAATCTATAACAGCATATGTAACTCCTTCAGGTGGTTCATTAGCTGGTAATTTGATTACTGATGCTAATGGAGCTGTTTCAGGTACATTCGCAATACCTGATCCAAAAGATTCGACGCTAAACCAAGATGGAGAACAGGTAAAAGAGTATTCAGATTAACTAGTTCATCTACTAATGCAAATTTAAATTCAGCTGATAACGCAACATCAGCAGAAACAGAATATGTTGCTAAAGGTCTAGCAGAAACAGTTAGAAATGCTAGTATTTCAACTAGAGAAATTAGAACAATCAGAACAAATGTTTCTGATACAAGAAGAATTACAAGATCATCTTCAAGGGTTATAGCTATATTAGGTGGTGGAGGTGACCCACTAGCACAATCATTTATAATTGACCAGGCAGATGGTGTTTACATCACAAGTGTTGATGCATTATTTTCAACTAA